GACCACCCATACCTCCGGGACCCATACCACTAAACATGCCACCCATGCCTTCGCCACCCATACCTGCGGAACCACCAAACATACTACTAAAAATATCAAAAGGATTAATATTTGGACCACCCATATTTTTAACTGCATCTAAACCAAACTTATCATAATTAGAGCGTTTTTCAGTATCACTTAAAATCTCATAGGCGGCAGATATTTCTTTAAATTTAGCTTCACATTCGTCTTTATTATCCTTATTTCTATCAGGATGATATTTTAATGCCAGTTTTCTATATGATTTTTTTATTTCGGTTTCAGATGCGTCTTGTTTAACACCTAATGTATCATATAGTTTAGTATCCTTTTTCCCTGAATCAAAAAACATAGTTTAATATTTTTAGTGTATTAAACTTTAAATAAAAATAAAATGATTATTTATCGTAATAAAAACTACATTTATTAAAACTTAGATTTTGTATATTTTTCTTTTTCATATCATATTCTCCACCAATATTAGAAATAAAGGATGGATAATATTTAGTGTCATTATTATACATTCTACATTCTGATTTATCATAATGATAATTTTCATCATCAGGCCGTGGTTCAATCCCAAAGTTTACACCATACACTTTTTTATTATTATTATCATAGGCTTTTACTAATTTACCATTTTTAATATCTTGACAATGAAATTTAACACCACGTATTCCCATTTTATCATAGGCACCTTCTACTTTATAAATAGCTGAGTTAGCAGGACATGTAAAATTATATTTTTCAATACCTTTTGTTTGATTACGATGGTCTCCTATAGTTGCTTCATTCACATTATCTTCTCTCGCACCAAAAATACCGACATTATGTTTCTTGGGATTTGGATTTTTATTTCGATCATATAAATATTGTAATGCCGTTATTTTATTTGTATTTTTGTTATAGTTTACATTGGCACCTATAATAGGGTTATTATTATTAGATATTTCGTGTCCAACTTTATTTGTAGGTCCTTTTATATATTTTTCGTTTTTTTCAGCTGATTTATTTTTAGGTGAATAGTATGAATTACATTTACCCTCACAATCAACACCGATGACTGTGTTTGATATTTTACCACCATTTACTGCATTATCCGTAGAATCAGTATTTACATTATACCACCCTTTTTTAGATTTAGCCATTTTATTAAAATCTAATACTGTATTTTCTGGATTTATAACTCGCTCTTTTTTAGTAACATTCTTTTCTCTACGGAAATTGGCTGTTTTCTTTTTAGAAATATCACATACATCGTTTTCACCAGGTACTCCTTGTTTACCACGTTTACCTGGTTGACCTTTAGATCCTTTTTTAGTTGAAATAAATTTGAAATACGTTTTGTAAAACAAAAACACTCCTAAATTTAGTATAAAAAATAGCATAATTATATTAAATATCATTCTTAAATAGGGATCATTTATTTTTTGTTCAAATAAATATTTAATATAGTTTGCTAAAAATATACTAGCAAACAATATACCAATGGATGCTGCTCTATATGTTTTCCAACTAATATCTCCTATTTTAAATTTTTTTTTTTTTTGAATATAATTAGATTCCACATTTAATTTAGGTAATTTGTTATAATGATTTACTATATCATTAGTAATTGTTTCTTTTACATCTGTTATTTTTTCGGAAATATTTTCGCTAAAATTTTTAATATCGCCTTCTATAAATTCATCTAAAGTTGTATCATCCATTACTATTAATAAATATTTTAATTAAGTATTTTTACAACATATATTATATCCATAGGATGTGGTTGCCGTTTTATTCCATCCTGAAGGACATCGTGCAGGAGTATTTTTATCAATTAAACACACATTTTTATTTTCAAGAGATGTCATTGAATCAGCTATAAAATAATTTAATTTATAAGTATTTGTATCTGCATCTGGATTTTTTTCAAAATTAGAGGTTCCGTCTATTAAAATATCATTTATTGAATCATTAGGTTTACCTGTTTCTGTTTGTGATATATAATACTTAGGACTTGATATTATGGTATTATTTGGATCTTTATTATTTGGGTTATTTGTTCGTGTATTACTACAACATAAATATTCGTCTGTATTTTCATAGTCAGACTTATATTTATATTCTGAATATAAACTATCATTTGGACATGAATCAGGATTATCAAGATCTTTTTCACAATTACATCCAGATTTATTAGAAATAAAGCATAATCCTAATGGAGCATTTTCATCTTTGTAGTTTAATGATCCTGATGAAACTACATAGTCTTCAGATGGAGCATCCGGACAACTGTGATCATTTTCTAAATTAGGATCTTTTAATTTTTTAGATAATTCGGTTTCTTGGAGATTAACACGCTCTCTTATAGCTGCACCTCTTAACTCTTCTGGTTTTGGAATAAAACTATCATTTTTAAATTTAGATAAATATGTATCTACATGGTCATCTATTAATTGATAATTTAAACACACAATTTGACAACCACTATCCCAAAAATAATTTGGCTCATAATTTTTAGTAAATATACTGGTTATTGAAAAGTCTTCATTAGGTGTTACAATCGTTAAGTTATTTTTATTATAATTACGGAGCGTTTCAGAATCTAATTTAAGCACAGATGGATTAGTTGCAGATGGATCTAATGATTCATAACTTATTTTTTTTAATGCCTCCTTTTCCCATGAATAATTTATAAATTCATCTAATTCCGAGTGTTGATATCCATCACTACTAAAAATTAGCATTTTCTTTTTTAAATACTTTATTGGAACTTGACCTATATTAACTTTTCCATAGGTATATTTATTTGATAGCAAATATCTTCTAAAATGAGAGTATATTATATCTCGCATTTTGTTTAAACTATTTAAATTATTATTTACATTTAGATTTAACATTAATATAAATGGGTCTTCATAATTATTAACATAGCCTGCATTAAACACTATAGTTGATAATAATTTACATAGATCTTCAAATGTTACACTATTTAATGATAGTTTCCATTGCCCACTTTTAACACCTGTGGAAATAACAGGATTCGCAAATTCGCCCATATTATCATTGAATACATCTACATATATACTACGAACACCATTTGTAATAATCTTTTCAGTTATAGACAAATCTATATATTCTAAATATTGATTAGGTCCCAAATATGGACGGAAAGCACTTGCTATATAGAAGTCACATAGCTTTAATTCACGATGTTCATTTAATTTAGAACTAACTAAAACATACCCATCCATTAAACTTATATCACTTAATACTTTAGATACACGATATGATTTAGATAATTTATAGGCAATATACAGTACAACTATAAATACTATAGTTATTATAATTGTATTTTTATATTTAATAACATCTACATTTATTTTTTTCATTACTATTTAGATACAAAATAATTTTAACAATGAAATTTAAAATGTTAAAGAACTATAATTTATTTTTTGCGAATTATTTAAAAATAATATATGTCTATATTTATAAAAATGTCTGAAAATGTTGAATTGATCAAAAATAAAGAATTTTCTAATTCTGTTGTAAAATCTGGTAATAATAAAAATAATGAAAATCAAGAACCTATATTAAAAGAATCAAACCATCGGTATACTCTTTTCCCAATTGGATACAAAGGACTATTTAATTTATATAAAAAGGCATTAGCTTCATTCTGGACAGTTGAAGAAATTGATATATCAAAAGATATGAATGATTGGAATGGACTTAAAGAAGAAGAGAGACATTTTATTAAAAATATATTAGCATTTTTTGCAGGAAGTGATGGTATAGTTCTTGAAAATTTAGGTGTTCGCTTTATGAATGATATTAAAATACCGGAGGCTGCTTGCTTTTATGGATTCCAAATTGCTATGGAAAATATTCATTCCGAAATGTATTCTCTGTTAATTGATACCTATATTAAAGATAATAGTGAAAAAACACGGCTATTTAATGCTATAGATACGATACCATCTGTAGGGAAAAAAGCGGATTGGGCTATAAAATGGATTAATGATGAGAATTCTTCGTTTGCTAAAAGAGTTGTGGCATTTGCAGTTGTTGAAGGTGTGTTTTTTTCAGGCAGTTTTTGCTCTATATTTTGGTTGAAAAAACGCGGTTTAATGTCGGGATTAACCTCAAGTAACGAACTGATAAGTAGAGATGAAGGTATGCACACTGATTTTGCAGTCGCAATCTATTCGCTTCTCGAAAATAAATTGGATTTTGAAACTATTAAAGAAATAGTTCAAGATGCCGTAGAAATTGAAAAAGAATTTATTATTGATTCTATTCCATGCAAGTTGATTGGAATGAACTCGGAGCTAATGTCGCAATATATCGAATTTGTCGCAGACCGTCTTTGCCTCCAACTCGGTTATTCTAAAATTTATGGTTCTAGTAACCCATTTGACTTTATGGAAATGATTTCACTTGAAGGAAAAACCAACTTTTTTGAAAAAAGAGTTATGGACTATTCTAAAGCAAATATTGGAACACAAAATACCGACTTACACAGCTTCAACTTAGATGCTGATTTCTAATAATAAATACTAAATTATTAGAATTGATTATGAATTTTAAAAAAAATTAGAATAATGTAATTTTCCCAGCATTAATGGTGGTTTGTCTATATTGGATGTTGCTTTAACTAAATATTCATAGCATTTAAATTTTGTTTTTAACGTGTTTAATTCTTTTTTTTCTTCAGTAGATAAATTTTCATTGTCTTCATCAGTAGATTCTTGGGGTGAAGTATTAACAGAATCATCTTTTTTAGCTGTTTCCATTAATTTTGTTTCGCATGTTTCATATAACTCATCTATAAAATAAATGCCATAATTACATACCTTATTAGTATCATGTATATTATAATGTATTCCTAATTCAAAAATATTAGAGTGATCTAGTATAACATGCTTATACACACAAATAAAAATCCACCATTGTACTATCAATGGATTAAACCTAAAGAGTGTTGGGAATATTATAGAAATCATTGTTAAGCATAAATCGTGAGGTGATCCATAATATGCCATAAACCCGAATAATTGTTTACAACTATGATGTTCTTTATGATATTTATAGAATAATTCACTATGTTTAAATTTGTGTAATAAATAATCTAAATTAATACCAGCTGCTAAAGTAACACTATACTCTAATAAATATCTAAATAGTCCATAATGTGAATCATCGTATCCAATATACATTAATTCGGATAAAATAAAAAATGGAATACTATTTTTTAATACATTGCTTAATACATTTGAACTTACTGATTCATAACATTCTTTAATCTTATTGATATCTAATTTCCGGATTCTGTTTTCAGGTAAAAATATATCATTCACTAAACCTAATGTTGAATATAGCGCATAACTAAATATAAAATAGAGATAAAAATAATACATTATGAGATAATTTATTTTCTTCTTTTTAAATATTTATTTAATTCTTTTATTATTTGCTTTTTTGACCTTAAATTATTTTTAATTCCCTTTTCAATTGCTGTACTCTTTAACTCCCTATAACTAAATTTATTTAAATCAAACTTGCTTAAACAATCTATTCTTTTGGTTCTTTTTTTATTACGCGAACCATACACTGATTTAGTACAGATTCCATAAGGATTTATGATGCTACGTTTTTTTAGACTCTTTGCCCTAACTTTTATGACACAACTGCAATATTTTTTTTCAATATTTGATTTCACCATAATATAATATTATATTACATAATTCTTCCAGCAGAATTAGTAGTAAGGTTTTCTACACCAGTAAGTATTATTTCCTCAAAAGCTTTTATACCTTCAGCTTCGTTTACTATATCTAGCGTTACTATTTTTTTAGTGTCGTCTTTTTTATTAGCTTCTATTGAGTCAGCAACTTCTTGTGTATTAAATCCATGTAAGTCATAAATAGAACGACCAGCATAAACTGTAATCCATTTTTTAAGATTTGAAACATGTTTTGAATCTTCATCATCTAATTTAGCGTCTGAAATTTTAACAACTTTTTTAAGAAAATTAATATAGTTTGTTTCAATTATATTTTTATTTTTTGTTGAAGCTGTTTCATCTGCATCAGCATCGTATCCAGTCAATCTATATTTAAATTGTTTATATAATATACCTGCTAAAATATCCATTTGTGTCATTTTTACTTCTTTAATTTCCGCATCAATCATAGGACCACTTAATCCAAATTCAGCACCTCTACCGAAAGCAGCATCTATTGTACTTACATCGGCACATTCTGGACCACCACATGTGAATTGGGTTCCCTCTTTCTCGGTCCATTCACCCTCGCCATCTGCATTACATGGAATATGGCAAGTATCGAAATTTTCACGGTATCTTCTAACACACGCCACAATTACAAGAATTAATACAACAATCATTAAAATAGTATTCACCATACTTAAATCTAATTTTAAATTCATTTTCGACTTCATTTATATATATACAAAATATTTTAATTTAAACAAACTTTTTTAAAAAAGTTTTTTTTTGTCTAAACTTTTTAGAAAAAAGTTTTAAAAAGTTTTAACAAAAATAAAATAAACTTTTTAGAAATAATAGTTTTTGTCTAAACTTTTTTCTAAAAAGTTTTTTTTTTCTAAAAAGTTTTTTTGTCTAAACTTTTTTCTAAAAAGTTTTTTTTTCTTAAAAAGCTTTAGTAACATGCACGACGCTTCTGTTTTTTTCGATGTGTTCGTTTATTGAATTTAAACCACCACCCTGTTTTTTTCGTTCTTTTTCGCTTTGTTTTATTAAGAGGTTTAAATTTTTCTTGATCCTTCTGGCATTTTTTTAAATAGTTATTATTTTTAGATAATTTAGCATTTTTTGGCAACTTAAATAATCGTCCAAAACTTTTTTTAAATCCTTTCATTTAATATTATGATATAAAAAAAAACTTTCTGTCTAAATATTAATGAAGAATCCATTTAATGAAAATGATTTTAATAGTGGCGATGGTATGCTTACCTCAGTATGGGGTCCCAGTTTATGGCATTCGCTTCATACTATAAGTTTTAATTATCCTGTAAAACCCAGTAAATTAGAAAAGAAAAATTATTATGACTTCTTTATGTCCTTAAAGAATATTTTGCCTTGCGGATATTGTCGTGAAAACTATGTCAAAAATATTAAATCTGTACCTTTAACTATGAAAACTATGAAGAATAGAGAATCATTATCTAAATGGTTGTATGAACTGCATGAAGAAATTAATCGGATGTTAGGAAAAAAATCTAATTTATCTTACGAAGATGTTAAACTTAGATATGAAATGTTTAGATCACGATGTCTTGGAAAAGCTTCTAAAAAGAATAAACATTCTAAAAAGAATAAGAATACTAAAGTAAAAGAAAAAGGGTGTGTTAAACCATTATACGGTAAAAAATCAAAGTGTGTTATCAGTATTGTCCCAAAAAATACCAAGTGTAAAACTTTTAATATTGATAAACAGTGTATCCTTAAGAAATAATTTTATTTAATTCTGTCATTATTGATTCATGATAAACACATTTATTTAAATTATGATTTGCATAAATATTAGCCATTTTTAAATTGTAGTCCATTTTTAAATTGAAACTATTATTTTTGTGTGATTGTGATTTTAAAATATTACTTAAGAATTTACATTTTGTAAAATGAAATTTATTACTTTCATTATCCATTTTTTTAATTAAATATACATTATCATTATCTTCAAACATAGTATTAATTATTAATACTAATAATTATTTAAATCAATTTTTTTATTCGTATAATTTCTTAAATTATTTAATATTATGTATCTAAATGTTTAATATTTGTAATATGCTTCCTAAAGATTTAATGGATAAATGTGAAATATCTGGATTAACGAATAAAAAGAAAGATGAGCCTTCTGTAAATGAACTTTTAAATTCTAAAGTATCTTTAGAAAAAAATACAGAAATCATTAATTCTATAGTTAAACTTAAAAAAGAACAAACAGTCGCCGCCGAAAATGTATTTGATGATTTAGAAGTATTTAAAGGTGGTGATTCATTAGAAAATTCTATATTTAATGTTATAAATAAAACACACACTATATTTGGATCAATCCATCTTAAAAATATGCTTGAAAATCCAACTAAAGATATTAGCATTCTTAAGAATCGACAAAATATCTTAAATAAAATATCAACAGAATTAATTTTAAAACTCAAGGAAAAATTGGTTAAACTTAAGGATTTAGAAGAAGATGTAATGTGGCTATTAAGAGAACGTAATCCTGAAGAATTAAAATTAATTGATAGTGTCTATTTTACAAACAAATATTTATCAATGCTTAACACTAATGAAGACATTATGTCGATTTACTCAATGTTTACCATATTTTTTGCTCCTATTTATGGAGTAGTTTCACCAATAGTTTTTTTTATACTACCATATTTGTATTTGTATTTTTTTGCAGGAGTAAAATTTAGTTTTAAAACATATCTCGATATTTTTAAGGTCAGTATATTAGGTGGATTCAATATATTTTCAGGATCTAAAAATAGTACTATAACTAAATATTTTTCAGTTATGCTTTCTATAATAATTTATTTCCAAAATTTTATGAACACTATTAAAGCCGCCAAAAGTAATCACAAAATTATTAATGTGTTACACACTAAATTATACAAGCTTAATACTTTTATGACTGAATGTCAAGAAGTATTTAAATTAGTTAAAGAGATATTTAAACATGATGAAGTCGATTTTTTTGATAAATGTATTGATAATCAATTATTTAAGGGAGATGCTTCTATGCTTTCTAATAAAGGAAAAGTATTAGTAAGTTATAGGAAAATTCAAGAAACCGAAAATTTTGTTGAAAAATATAAGACTTATTTTAATATGTTAGGAGAAATTGATGCCTATTTATCGATTGTCTCTTTGGTGCGTGATTTTAATGATAAGAATTACAATATATGCTATACTCGTTATGAATCTAATGTTAAACCTCACATTAAACTTAGTGGTTTATGGCATCCCTATTTAGCTAAAAATAAATCAAATGCTGAAGTGGTTTGTAACAACGTAGAGTTAGGTGGCTCTGCGAAGAATCCAAATAATATAGTGCTGACGGGTCCTAATGCCGGCGGAAAATCAACCTTTATTAAAGCGATGAGTTTATCATTATTATTTTCACAAACATTCGGTATTTCATTTTCTAAAGAAGCGTATATTACACCGATGACCTTAATTAACACTTACCTTAATATTCCCGATTGTAAAAATAAAGAATCGCTGTTTGAAGCCGAAATGCACCGAGCACGGAATCATCTTAACAAACTTAAAGAACTTGGGGAACAAGAATTTTCATTTATTGTGATGGACGAAATATTTAGTAGCACAAATCCTGAAGAAGGCATATCAGGAGCTTATGCTATTTGTAATAAATTAGCTGAATATGATAATTCGATTGCTGTCATAACAACCCACTTTAATTATTTAACAAATTTAGAAAAAGGTGGAAACTATAAGAACTACAAAATACCTATAAGCAGAAATGCTGAAAATGAAATTGTTTACCCTTATCAACTTGAATGTGGTGCTTCCGATCAACACATCGCCCTTGAACTATTGAAGAAGAAAGGATTTGATCATGATTTGGTTGAAGACGCCCTAAATGTTTGCGATACACTCAAAAAAATAAATAATAATGATAATAGTGAATCAACGGCTGCTGAAGC